ATTTACCGAGGACCTCGGGCGCTTCTTGAAGGAAGGCGTGATCGTCTGGCAACACGACTGGATGCAGCCGATCGGCGTTCCGCTCGAAGTCCGCGAGGATGGCTACGGGCTCTTTACCAAGGGGCGGATCTCGAAGACATCCAAGGGCGAAGAGGCAATGACGCTGATCCGCGATCGCGTCATCAAGAAGCTCTCGATCGGCTACCAGGTAATGGATTACGAGATGGTGGATCGCAATGGCCTGATGGCCGCTGCTGATCGCCTGGCAATGCCGATGGACAAGCGCGCGCGGTTGATGTCCGAATTCGACTTGTCCGGTCGGCGACAAGTCGCGCTGCTCAAAAAGCTCAAGTTGTTCGAGTACTCGCCGGTGACGGTGCCGGCGAATCAGAACGCAATCATCACGGACGCCAAGTCCCTGCTTACAGGCCTGACGTTCGCTCAACACTCAGAGGCAGTGCTGAACGCTGTCGATGGGCTACACCAACGAATCTCAGAAATCACGGAACTGCGGCGGAAGCAGGATCGAATGCCGAACCCAGAGCACGGGCGACTGTGCATGGGAATGGCAGAGGATCTTGAGAAGGCGTGCGGCAGGATGCGCAAGCTCGCGGAAGAGCTGGGCTATATGCCGGAGAGCGCGCCAATGGTGGAGGACGGCTATGGTGAAGAGAAGCCCTATCCCAAGCCGTACACCGAAGAGGAGCGCGAGCGGATGAAGACGGAAGAGGACGCCGCCAAGGCTGCGCAAATCGCCGATGCTCGCCGGGCTTATGCCGAATTCCTGAAGCTGGACGCTAACCTGTAGGCAATTGGAGGGTAATCAAATGACTCGTTTGCAAGAGAAGCTCACTCAGATCGAGGAGCTCAAGAAGCAGCAGAAGGGCGTGTTCGACGCCTACCCGGATCCGGGTGACATTCCGGCTGAGGTACTCACCGATGTCAAATCTCGCAACGATGCGCTCAAGACGTTGGAGCAAGAGGTGTCTGATCTCACGGCGCTTGAGTCGATCAAGAGTGCGACGCTGGGCTTCACGCCGCAGGCGTCGGTGAAGCAGCACGGCGGACAGATCGTCGAGACGGCCGTCAAGAGCGCGCCGTCGTTCGAGTTCACCCGCGTTCGCAGCATCCGCAACTTCAAGGGCATTGTCGATGGCAAGTCTGCCGATTGGCGCGCCTATGCGTTTGGCAAGTGGTTTAAGGGCCACATCGTCGGCGACGCCGCGTCAAAGCGGTGGTGCCAAGAGAACGGCATCGAGAGCAAGGCGCTGAGCGAGGGCAACAACTTCCTCGGCGGGTACTTGGTTCCCCCGCAGTTTTCAAACGACATCATCGATCTTCGCGAGCAGTACGGGGTAGCCCGGCAGGTTGCGCGCATCGTCCCGATGTCGAGCGACACGCTCACGATCCCGCGGCGCACCGGCGGGCTCACGGCCTACTTCGTCGGCGAGGGGCAGGCCATCACCCCCAGCGACAAGACGTGGGATCAGGTGAATCTCGTGGCCAAGAAGCTGGCCTGCCTGACGCTCTGGTCAAGCGAGCTGTCCGAGGATGCCATCATCTCGATCGGCGACGATCTGGCGGGTGAGATTGCCTACGCGTTCTCGCTCAAAGAGGACGAGTGCTACTTCAACGGTGACGGCACTTCGACTTTCGGCGGAATCGTCGGCATTCGCTCGAAGTTGCGCAACGTCGACAACACCATTGCCAACATCAAGGGCCTTGAGGTTGCGTCCGGCACGGGCTACGCGACCAACTACAACAGCATTACCCTGGCGGACTTCCACGACGTCCTGGGCCGGTTGCCGCTCTATGCGCGCGCCGGTGCGGTGTGGATTATGTCCACCACGGTCTTCGATAGCGTCGCGCACCGTCTGCAGACGGCGGCCGGTGGCAACACGATCGTGGACATCGCCAATGGCGGCGTCCCGCGCTTCCTCGGCTACCCTGTCGTCTTCTCGCAGGTGATGCCGGTCACATCGGCCGTCAATCAGATCTGCGCGCTGTTCGGCAACTTCCGACTCGGGACTGCGATGGGTGATCGCCGTGCGCTTACGCTTGCGCTCAGCACCGAGTACAAGTTCGCCGAGGATCAGCTTGCGATTCGCGGCACCGATCGCTTCGACATCAACGTCCACGACGTCGGCAACACTTCGGTGGCCGGCCCGATCGTTGGCCTCATCACGGCGGCCAGCTAAAGGAGGTGATCCACTATGCAGCAGTTGAAGGCATCTAAAACAACCGTGCTTCTGCATCCGCAGACGATCACGCACGGGCAGACTCTGACGGCGAACTTCGACCTGCTCGACGTCAAGGGCGAGGCCGAGATTCTCGTGTCGTTCGGCGCGATGGCGGGGGCAGGCACCGTCAATTCGTCCGTCAAGATCTACGAAAGCGACGACACCGAGGCCACGAACTTCGTTGAGATCACGGCGCTGGCGTCCACCGCGGGCGCGATTGGCACCAACCAGCACGGGCGATACTTCATCAACCGGGCCAATGGCGGGCGCAAGCGGTACGCTCGCATCGAGGTCACGCTGCCTACCAGCGGCACCAATAGCAACATCCTGGTGGCGGCTACCGGGCGTGTCTACGAGCAGGGCGAGGATCCGTCGACCAACAGCGAGTTGGGCGCGACGGTGTTCAAGGAAGTCCTGTAATCAACCGGCAACGGGCGGCCCCCATCCGCCGCCCTGCGCCGCTTCTATGAGGTGAGGCTATATGGTGAAGTTGAACTTAGGCGGCGGGCTACAGAAGAAGGCGGGCTACGTCAATCTCGATCGCAAGCTCGGCTCTGAGGTGTACCCGCTGGAATACGAAGACGGGACGGTGGATGAGATCTACGCGTCGCACGTGTTAGAGCACTTCTCACACAGAGAAGCGCCCCACTTGCTAGCCCACTGGGTGTCGAAACTCAAAATGGGCGGGAAGATCCGACTCGCAGTGCCGGACTTCCACTGGATCGTTGACAACCAGACAAATCGGCTCGCTGAGGCCTATCTGATGGGCGGGCAGACGGATGAAGACGACTACCACAAGTCGATCTGGACTGAGAAGAAGTTGCGCGAGGTGATGGCCTACGCGGGCTTGACAGACATCGAGAAGTGGACGGCATCCAATGATTCAGATTGCAGTTCTTTACCTGTCTCACTCAATCTGGAAGGTGTGCGGACGGTGGCGCAACCGCAAGATCCGCAAAGCGTCCATCTAGGCCGTGTGGTAGCGGTGATGTCTATTCCGCGGCTTGGCTGGCAAGATGCGTTCGGCTCACACTTCGAGGCGCTTCGGAACGACGAGTTCCAGATTCCGCTCTACCGATTTACGGGGGCGTTTTGGGATCAATGCATCCAACGGGCTCTGCATCACGCTGAGCAGCACGGGGCCGATTGGATCTTGACGCTGGACTACGACTCGATCATCACGGCCAAGGACGTCAAGCAACTGATGACGCTTGCCGCGATGTATCCAACGGGCGATGCGTTCATTCCGGTGCAGGTGAAGCGGGGCACGGCCGGTTCGTTCATGTTCACGTCGACGAATGAGAAGGGCGAGCTGATCCGATCGATGACGATGGAAGAGCTGGACGTCGACGTGATGCCGGTAGATACGGGGCACTTCGGATGTACGCTCATCCGGGCCGCGGCGCTGCGCAAGATGGCGCTACCCTGGTTCCACTCAGAGCCCGATCCCAACGGGCATTGGTACGACGGCCACGTGGACGCCGATATCGTGTTTTGGCGGAAGTTCAAAGAAGCGGGCAATGTGGCCTATCAGGCAAATCGCGTCAAGATCGGCCATCTGCAACTAATGGTGACGTGGCCATCGAATGAGTGGCAGGTGGTGCAACAGCACGTGGGCGAGTGGAGCGACAAGGGGAAGCCCGAGAATTGTAGAGGCGCATATGAAAGTGAGAATGCTCAAACCGTGGGGATTAAGCAAAGCTGGTGACGTGATCGATCCGCCCGATGGTGTGGCGCTCGAACTGATCCAGACGGGCCGCGCGGAAGCGGTCGACGACGACGAGAAGGGCGTGGCGGATCGCTGGCATAAGCGCATCGCCAA